ACAACAGATAACAAATATGGAATGTATCAAGACAATAAGTCTAAACACGATTATTATGATCTTTTATGTGGATTTACTAATGCTTGGTTACATTTTACCAAGTGTATGGTTATTAATATCCAACAATTAGCAGGAAACAAAGTTGCAGTTTTAGAATATCTTAATCAATACAAGAATAACTTTATTGACATGGCTATTTGGAACAAAGGACACGCAGCACCGGCAATGGCAGAAAAGGTTATGAATTCATGTTTTGAATACATGATATTCCTATCACCACAAGAAAATCCGTCACGAGCAATACCTTCTGCACAATTTAGGGGCACAATCAAGAATGTATATGATGGCGCACCCAATAGAAACAATGAATTCTCTAAAGTTCATGCAGCAACCTTTCCAATTGATCTTCCCGAATGGGCTATAACATCATTTACAACAAATGGTGCTATTGTAGGTGATTGCTTTGGAGGAACAGGAACAACTATGATTGCTTGTGAAAAGCTAGGAAGAAGAGCAAGATTAATGGAACTAGACCCCAAATATTGTGACGTAATAGTCAAGAGATGGGAAGATTTCACAGGTAAGAAGGCAGAGTTATTAAGTGATTGATTTACAACACTTACTTTTAAACACTTTGGGTCAATAAAAAGATGCTAGAACATATACCTACAGACAAGACTAAAGAGCAAGTATTAAGTGCTTCAGGACTAGGATTGCCTCAACTGCAAATAGCTGCATTACTTGGCATATCCGATGTGACGCTACGCAAGCATTATGAAAAAGAGCTAGCGGTGGGCAAAGCAACTGCATCGGCTCAAGTGGCTAAATCTTTATACAACAAAGCTGTATCAGGTGACACGACTGCTGCAATATGGTGGACTAAAGCTCAAATGGGCTGGGGTGAAACCAATACCACTAAATTTGGTAATATTGATGGCACGCCACTTGAAGGCATACAAGTCACCTTCGTAAAGTCAGATGGATCAACAACAACTTAAAGATGCTATAGCCAGGGTTCAGTTTCCACAAAAACTAGAATGTCTATTTGAACCTAAAGAATCACGCTATAGAATATTATATGGTGGCCGAGGCGGTGCAAAATCATGGGGCGTCGCAAGAGCTTTATTGATTAAAGGCGCTAGAAGCCCAATCAGAGTATTGTGCGCTAGAGAGTTTATGACATCTATTAAAGACTCGGTGCATAAATTGTTATCCGATCAAATAGATGACATGGGTTTAGGTGGGTTTTATGAAATAACTCAAAACTCTATTAGAGGATTAAACGGCACAGAGTTTGCCTTTGTAGGCTTAAAAAACAACATAGCTAACGTTAAATCGTTTGAAGGTATAGATATTGCATGGGTAGAGGAAGCACAAACCGTATCCAAGACTAGCTGGAATGTATTAATACCAACTATTCGTAAAGAACTGTCAGAGATATGGATAACGTTTAACCCTGAATTAGAAACAGACGAAACATATCAAAGGTTTGTGGTTAGCCCGCCTGAACATTCCGTAGTGCAAAGAATTAATTGGAACGACAACCCTTGGTTTCCTGAAACGTTACGCTTGGAAAAGGATGCGTTAAAGGGTAGAGATTTACAGGCTTACAATAATGTATGGGAAGGCTTATGCCGACTTACCGTTGATGGCGCTATATTTGCTAATGAGATGAATATGGCGGAGCTATCAGGCAGAATTACAAGAGTGCCTTACGATGCCACCAAACCTGTTCACGCTGTATTCGATTTAGGTTGGGCAGATCACACAGCTATATGGTTTGTGCAATTTATAGGCATGGAAACAAGACTTATTAATTATATGCAAGATACGCAAAAGACTATTACTCATTATTTGCAGGAAATGCAAAAACTAGGTTACTTATACGATACACTACACTTACCACATGATGCAGAGAGCAAAAACATTGCGTCTAATGGCCGTTCTATTAATGACATAGTAAGAGCAGCAGGGTTTAAAACAAACATTTTACCGAGAGTTCCTGTTGTTGATTCTATAAACGCTGCACGAACTATATTCAATAGTTGCTATTTCGATAGAGAAAATTGTGCGGATGGGTTACAATGCTTACGTCATTACCGATATGAAGTAGATGTTGACACAGGTCAATTTAGTAGAAATCCACTCCATGATGTATATTCTCATGGCGCTGACGCATTTCGCTACATAGGTTTAATGATCCAAGACAAAAAAGAACGTAAAGCTCAAAAATTAACTTATAGTCCTGGCGCAAGCTGGATGGGATAAAACATGGCAGACGATAGCATACAACAAAGTGACAATGACCCACGCATAGCTAATGCGATTAAATTCTTACAGTTTGCTAATGAAGCAGACCAAATGAATAGATCAGAAGCGTTAGAAGATTTAAAGTTTGCAGCAGGCGATCAATGGCCTGTTGAAATCCAAAACAGCCGAGTATTAGAAGCTCGCCCATGTCTAACAGTAAACAAAGTTGACGCTTATTGCCGTCAATTAACTAATCAAATGCGCCAACAAAGACCACGCATCAAAGTGCATGGCATGAATAACCAATCAGATGCAAGAATGGCACAAATCTTACAAGGTATATGCCGACACATTGAGAATCATTCCGATGCAGACCAAGCTTATGACAAAGCTGGTGACTTTGCCGTTAGAATGGGTTGGGGTTATTGGCGTATTACTACAGATTATGTGCGTGAAGATTCATTCGACCAAGAAATCTACATTAAAGCTATTGACAATCCTTTTACCGTTTACTTTGATCCCAACTCTGTTATGCCTGACGGTTCAGATGCAGAAACAGTTTTAATTACTACAGTCATATCCAAAGAAAACTTTAAGAAAATGTATCCTAACGCTGAAACTGAACAAGGTTTCACAATGCGTGGCACAGGTGACACTAATCCTGAATGGGTGATGAAAGAGGACATTAGATTAGCTGAATACTTTTATACTGAACGCAAAGCTATTAAAGTTCACTTACTATCAGACGGCTCAAGCGTTAAATCAAGTGACTTACCTCCACAAGAAGTATTAGACGCAGCAGGCATTACTATTGTTGAATCTCGTGATTCGTTTGAAAAGAAGATTAAAGTATGCAAACTAACTGCTATGGAAGTGTTAGAAGAAGGCGAATGGGCAGGTAAATATATTCCTATTGTTCCTGTGTTTGGTCAAGAAACTGTGGTTGAGAACAAAAAGAAAAAATTTGGTATTGTTCGCATGGCTAAAGACCCACAAAGAATGTATAACTTTTGGCAAACTTCCCTTACTGAGTCAGTTGCATTAGCACCTAAAGCTAAATGGTTACTTGCTGAAGGTCAAGACGAAGGCCATGAGAATGAATGGGCAATGGCTAACATTAAATCTATGCCTGTTTTGCGTTACAAGCAAAAAGACATTGATGGTCAGCCAGCACCTCCACCACAAAGATTACAACCTGAACCACCACCAGCAGGCATTATGGCTGCGGCTCAATCTATGACTACTGACTTAATGCAAGTAGTGGGTATATTTGATCCAAGCCAATTACCACAAGGCAATATTTCAGGTAAAGCATTACAAGGTCAACAACAGCAAGTGGATATGACTAATTTCCACTACTATGACAACTTAACTCGTTCTATCCGTCAAACAGGTCGCATTATTCTTGATCTAGTTCCAAAGATTTATGATAGAGAAAGAGTATTGCGTATCATTGGTGACGATGGCAAACCTGAAATTTTAACTATTTCATCTGTGTGTGTATCAAATTTGAGTTTGTAAATAATTTTAATTGCCGTATTTTGTGTACTCTGAATTGTTCTGCCTAGGTATTTTGCTATTTGCGGTATTATTAACGATGAGTAGTCCATGATTGATCGTATTAGTGACAGGTAAATTGTAGTTAATGTTGATTTGTTTAATTTGTATCTTTTACTTGACATCATTTTTATAATATTAAGTCTATTTATACATTTTTTTTTATCTCTTTGATGTGTTGATTGAAAGACAGACTAAGGTCAAATGTGATTCCTAAAAATTTAAATGATTCACACGGT